AAGCTTGGTTCTCCTCCTCTCTACTATAACTGTCGTCGGTGAAAACTAGACGACGGCAATATCGAGTATACTAATTATATATATAATAATATATTAGTATATTGGATACTGTCTTATAAGGGAGGCAGTAATTTTTTAAATAATGGGGTGTCCGGCCCAATCGGACTATTTTATTAAGGAGGCTATTATCATGGCTAAGAAAAATATTATCATTAATGCGGTAGTTGTTGGAACAAAGAATGGTGGTTTTGCACGCGGTTTACAAGCACACGGCAAAGAAAATGTCGCAAAACTACCTAAGCGCGAAGGTCAATTCATCCCTGTTGGGATTTCTCATGTAGTTGACACATTAGGCTTGTTCGTTGCAAAACGTGACGAATACGGCGACATGACTGTACCATTTGTACAACCAGATAACATTGCGATTAAGTGTTATCAGTTGATGGGCTTGCTTGCAAAAGGCCATTCTGCAGAAGAATGTGCTGAGTTGGCTACGAGTGAATATGACACTCCAGAACACACTCAAGCTTATGTTAAACTAGCAGAAGCATTACAAGCAAACAAAGAAGCAGATGTTCAATTACGCATTATGCGTCAATCTGAACTATCTGGATTTGATTTAGTAGTTCCAGAAGATGTAGTACTTACAGAAGGTCAAGTATTAACATTTAAAGACGGTGTTAGTGAAGAAGGCGTTCGATTTGCTAACAACATGAAGGGTAATTATTCTTACCCAGTTGCAACTCGTCATAATGGCGATTTGTACGCTAAACGTCCGGAAACTGCTACTAACAAACTAATTAACGCTTTGGCATCTAAAGCATTCAACTTGGTTAGAGAAATTCCTAACCGTAAAGTTGAAACAGCTGAAGGTGTATTCTAATTTAAAGGGGGCCGATTGGCTCCCTTATTTTTTTATTTAAATAAGGAGACCTATCATGGCAACTTTTAAACTTGTAAATCAAAATAAAAATCTTTTGGCGTATATCCAAGAAAAAGCAGAGCAAGAGTTTAATGCTACTGTTACAGCAGAAGATAACGCTGTTACTATTGAATGTGATGATGAAGTAGTAGACGACATCATCACAGCCTATAAAATGGCTAAGGTTAAGTCTACAGCTACTGGCCTATTGAACTGGGGCGGTAAAAAAGTTGGCTTCGTTGCTGGTATCACTAAAGATGCTGGTATCGGCGGTATCAAGATTGCCTCCAAAGGTTTGTTTGGCGGTCTTAAAAAAGTCGCTGAATTAGGCATTGGTGGCGTATCAGTAATTACTGACGAAGCAAAAGCTAGCTGGTCTGAGTTATCTAAGAGCGATGAAATTCGTTCTATTAAGAAATCTTTCGGTAGCACTGGTGATAGTAGTGAAGATATCGTTATGGTATCTAACCAAACACAAGCTACAGAAGAAGCTCAAGGTTAGTTATTAAAGGGTTTAGATAATAGAGCACACGGGAGTGGGTCGCATCTGTTATCTAAACTCTTATTTTTTATTTAAATATCATATGGAGGCTTGCTAGTGCTACACACTACCATATGATAATATTAGCCAATAAAAGCTGTGTAGACGGACCAACGCAGAGCCATAAGATAAGCGTTGCAAAATAAACTTATGGAGCTGATGGTGCTTGCCCCGTCCCATCAATAAGCTGAAAATCGGGAAGCAATAATAATAGCTTTAGTTAGGGAGAGTATTAATGGCTCCCGACTAAAGCTATACTTTTTTGATGCGGAGTCCTGTATATAGAATTCCGGCTTGCTCTTAAAGATTATTTTAATATATACATATATATTGAAGTATGGTTTTAA